GAGGTAGAAGACCAGACGAAGAAGAAGAAGGACTTTTCGAAACACTAGGTAAAGCTGGTGATAAGCTAGGTGACACCAAACTTGGTCAGAAAATTGGCTCTATACTAACAGTACTACTCATAACACTGTTTGGTAGTGGAGTTGCTGACATCGGTATGTTAACTGAGTTGTTCGGAGATGAAGAACCCATTGGACCTATAGGAGGGTGTATGGATAACAGCGCCGTTAACTACAATCCCCAAGCTACGTTTGATAATGGGAGTTGTATATTCCCTCCCCCTGTAATATACGGATGTACTAATCCAGATGCGGATAATTATAATACACAGGCTACCCATGATAATGGGCGATGTCAATTTCTTGGCGGCCCAGTCGATAATAATACAGGTAACAATGAGACCCAGACTAATGAGACAGTATATGGGTGTATGGACTTAGAAGCTGAGAATTATAACGAACGAGCTGAGGAAGATGACGGTAGCTGCGAATATGAAGAGTATGACTGTGTTACTAATAAAACATATTTCTACAATGGTATGCAGTATGGTAACTACTCACGTCTAGACAATACACTTAACATTACTATAGATGTAGACACTAATTGTGACCAAGATACCTTACCAGTCATGGTAACGTTTGATGTTGGTCATATTAAGATTGTAGACAACGAAACAGTGTGGAATGGATATATGTGGACTGACCACTACTATAACATTACAGGATGGGAAGCAGATGAGTATACTCTCAATTCAGGCCCAGACTGGTTCACAGAACCTTACACAGGGTGGTATATGGTATATGTTAATCTTTATGCAGATTACAATAGAGATGGTGTATATGAATATGTAACTTACTTTTATATAGATGAAATAATTCTGGAGGAACCAGATGAGTAATAGATATAAGAAACTCCTAGAGAACATAGGAGAAGAGGAATGGTAGAATGGATAGACCTACTCACTATATTAGCAATTATAATGGCATTACTGACGTGTGCAATTGCTTTCGTGGTACTTGTGAAGTTTGTGCTCCATACTATAAGAGGAATGCCACACCTAAGAGGAAATGTAAGGAAGATACAGGAAAAACCGAAGAAGGAGAAAGAAACAATGAGTAAAGAAGCAAGAGAAGGAGTCACATTTAACGACGTCTTTATGTTTATGATTGCTGTTCCCCTCGTTTTACTTTGGGTTGGTTTTGCAGGAGCAGTAATATACGTGGGTCTAGGAGACAACGCAGTATTAGAATCCATTGAATCATACACAACACTAATAGCAATACTAGGTGGGCCAGCCCTACTTATTATAAAAGATGCTTTAGATGTATGGAAGCAAGAACAAGCAGAGAAAACAGCTTTCTATAAGGTTAAAGCACAATCCGTTATAGATTATAACGCATCTGTGTTACAACAAGCACAAGATATAGAAGCAAGCGAACAGACACAAGACCATAAAGAAAGAGGAAAAAAATGAATGACTACGAAATAAAAACAATGTACGACCAAGTACAAAAACTAGAAGAGGAACTAAAAATGTTAAAAGAAGAAAGATGCAACTGTGATTGTTGCCAAGATAGCAACTGTGATTGTTGCAAGAAGGAGGACTAATGCCTACCAAAGAAATGTATAAAAAATACGAAGCCAACCAGACTAAAGACAAAGTAGTTGATTCATCAGCAGGTGGATTATTTAAAGGAGAACACTTTGATGGGAGCAACCCATCAGGTAAGTTATACTATGAACACCCATCCCAAGAACAAATCAATGAGATGGTAGCTGCGTCCCATAAACCAATAACAAGTTATGAGGATATGCCAGAAAGTATAAAGTCTAAACCTAGTGTGGATTCAAGTGCCCTTACACCTAATGTAAGCTACTTAGAGGCAGTAGGAGCCACTCAGAAACCCGGCGACCGTAAATACGGTGCCCAAGACGATTAATGGCACCAGCCAAGAAAAAACAGGCTGCTGCACGTAAGAAAGCAGGTGGGTCTAATGCAGGAAAGTATAAAGGAGTAAAAGCGTTTGCTGGACCTTCTGGAGGCGCGCCAGCCGGTACTTACCCCATAAACACACTTGCTCGAGGTAAAGCAGCCATTAAGTTATCTGGTAATGCCCCAAGACCAGCAGGTATAAGAGCAGCAGTATATAGGAAATATCCTCAACTTAAACCCAGTGCGAGGAAAACTAAAAAAACTACAAGGAAAAAGAAGTAATGGCACCAAAAAAGAAAGTTACTAAAAAACGAAAGAAAGGTAAAGCTATACGTAAAACAACTAAAGGTAAAGAAGCTAACTATCGTAAAACAAAAGATGGAGCTGGTATGACTAGAAAAGGGGTTAAAGCTTATAGAAGAGCTAATCCCGGTTCTAAACTTAAAACAGCAGTTACAGGTAAAGTCAAGAAAGGTAGCAAAGCTGCCAAAAGACGTAAATCTTATTGTGCTAGGTCACTAGGACAGAAAAAGAGAAGTTCTAAGAAAACACAAAATGACCCTAATTCAAGAATTAATAAAGCAAGAAGAAGATGGAAGTGTTAAATGGTTTATAAAAAGAAGAAAAAGACCAAATCACGCAAGGGTTACAAGTAAGCTTTATATAGTGGGTCTGCTTACTATGTATAGGCTCTCGCGAAAGGGCCAAGGCTCCACAGGATATCTTAACGCAAGTGCCGTGTGGGAGCCCCAACATGGAGAAAACTATGTCAAATAACACAACAAATGAAAACAATGATAACTCAACTGCCCTAGAGGCAAATGAGACAGCAGATGATGGTAACATCACTGCAATTATCGAGAGTGTAGAACAATCAGGGCTTTTAGATAGCCTAATGGATGACCCAGTGCTTATGCTATTAGCCGCTCTAGTAATTGGTTTAGGTGCTTACGCAGCTTATACCGTACCAGCAGTCAAAGCATTAGTCTTTAAGTATTTAAAGAACAATGAAGCAGAAGTAATGTCTTTATTAGACAAGAATCTAAGTAAAGTTCAGATGAAAGCATTCGAAAAGCTGGATGAAGCAGCTAAGAAGCACGTAAAGGACTCTTTGGTTCGAAATGTATTGGTCACCGCATGGGATGAGAAAGACGATGAATTAGCCGCATTGGTTAAATCTAAAATCAAATCATCACTTGACGAAGGCAAATCACTTTGAACGAGTTTGAATACGAGCAGCGGTTACGTCAGCGAGTAGGAGAAGGAGAATATGAACGTCATAAAGAACTTGTACGCTTGCTGGCTCGCAATCTTGCTCTTGAAGACATACTGTGGGAAGAAATTCTTGTATGTATTCGGGATGTTAACTTACGAACAGAGCTCTTGCGACAAAGAAATTCAATCGTTCGTGACATACATACTGAATTCAGAGCATTAAACATTGAAATACCAACAGTCGTAGAAAAAAGAACTGAAGGGTTTGCAAATTTTTTAGAGGATTTAACTGATGACGACACAAGTAAAGAAGGAAAAGGGACTGAAAGAAATACTGACGAGTAAAGGTTCTTTAGATTCAAGGAATTTAGAGGATATATTCGAAAAGTGTAGACATGACGAAGATAAAATGCTTCAACTTGTTAGAGGTTTCTGTAATACATACTTAATTGATAATAATCAGATGCCATTAAAGCTAAGACCATTACAAGAAAACATCATTGTTAAGTCTTTAACTCACCCTAAAGGTGGTAAGCAACGTAAATTAGCTATATTAGCTCCACGAGGCAGTGGTAAATCTTACGCTTTGGCAGTAGCTGTTACAATCTACATGTTCTTTAAAAGATTTAGAGATTTAGTTTTCGTTTTAGCTCCCTCTGAAGACCAAGCAGCTCTAATTTTCAATTATGTTTATAGAAATTTCAAAGATAATGCATTTTTAAACAGCTTAGTAGGTAACTATCGTTTTCATAACAAGCCCAATATAACACTTAAGGGGGGCACTGTAATGCGTAGGGCTCCATTAGCTCCTACTAATCAAGGACAAGCTATACGTGGACAACACCCAACCTTCTGTATTGTGGACGAAAGTCCTCTAATTGATGACAGATTGTTCGTTGATAACGTAGAACCAGCGATAGTTTCAAATAAGGCCCCGTTCATAAACTTAGGTACACCAAAGTCAAAAGAGAACCATATGTATAGATATCTGTATGATGAAGCGTATGAAGGTACCTTCACAAGATTACACTATACATGGAGAGATGCAATTAAAAAAGGAGAGGCGTATTCAGCGCCTTATACTGAAGAAGACATGCTTGAAAAGATGATGGAGTGGGGGGAAGATTCTATCTACTGGAAGACAGAATACGAATGTGAGTTTGTAGAGAGTGTATCGAACATATTTACTCCAGAAAAACTAAAGGACTGTTTTGATGATTACGAACCATGGACCCGAGAAACGCTTGTCGAAGGAGGAGAATATCCTTCTAACATTACTGTCGGTGTCGATGTTGGGAAATCTGTTAATTCTACTGTTATTACCGGATGGTCACGGGAGAAATCTATGGGACCGGATAATAGTGAAGATTTCGCAAGAATGGTTTACATTGAGGAAATTAGCCCTAAAAGTGGTGGACATGATATTCCTTACCAACGTAAACGTATCATTGACGTATGTCGAGTGTTGCGTGCTGACAAGCTTATTGTTGATTGTACAGGTATTGGTGGGGCGATTGAACAAGATTTAAGAATCGAATGTATTAATAGTAGCCCTCAAATAAACTTTGTACCTTTCATTTTTACAGGAGGACCAAGAGGTTCTAAAACACAGATATATAGAGATTATGTTTCCTATGTCCAGCAAAAACGTATTAAAGTTCCTACTCCTAATAATCTTCTTCCACATCAAAAGAAATTAGTTTTAAAGTGGTACGCGGAACATAGAGACTTAGAATATACAATGGATGCTTCTAATAAGACAGAGAAGATAGCAGCTCCAGCTAACAAACACGATGACTATTGTGATAGTTCAGTTATGGCTATACACGGTACTTTAAGTATATTACCGGGCTCAGCTACCTTCACTTCTACCAATAGAGGAGGCTCTAGAAGGTTACACAGTGAGCCATCAACTTATAGCAAAGGTGGACTTTTTACTACAAGACCGCGCAATCATCGCGTTAATAAAGGTTTCCCCCTCTAACACAATCTTTATATAGTAGTCTTGTTTATATAATAGATAGCCATGTCCATATTAGAGAGAATGCGAAGAAGGTTCGCAAGTGTTGGTAGTAATCCTACCACTAAAAAAGATGACCCTGTAAGTTACGGAGAGGGGATTATTAGAAGACTAAAGCTTCAAAATAAATCCTTTTCAGGAAGAGGTAAAGGGGAGTTTGAACCACACATAGGTCAACCAAGGACCTACATGAATGTGTACCTACAAGACCCAATTATAAGAACTTTAATTGATTTACCTTGTTTTTATGCAGTAAAAGATAATTTTGATATTGTAACAGCAGACGATAAGGTAAGAGATAGAGTAGAGACTATGTTTAGAGATATAAACATGGAACAGATACTTTATGGTTGGGTAAGAAACGCTCGAGTCTTTGGAACTGGATATTTGGAGTGGACCGGAGACAATTTAGTACTTCGTTCTAGCCAAAACATGTTTGTTAAAAGAAATGAACATGGTCAAGTAATGTATTATTATCAAGAAATAGGCGATGATAAAGAGAACATAAGGTTCGAACCGGATGAGATAATAGAATTAAAAAACAATCCATTCGATGATTATGCTTATGGTTTATCCGATATACACCCTATTATATATTTAGTAGACTTAAAAGACTATGCAGAACGAGACATAGGAGCAGCATTAAACAAATATGCTATATCTAGATTTGATATATCTTGTGGTTTACCAGATATACCTTATGGACCAGATAAAATAAACGAAGTAGTTGATGCTTTTAATAATTTAGGTCCGGGCGAAGATATTATACATGGTAATGATATTCAGATAAAAGAACTAGGGGGAACCCAAAGAGCATTTGAATATGGAAAATACACTGACGATATACTAAGAAAGATACATATGG